GATGGATTTTCACTTGGTTCAAACGCAGGAATAAATGCAAATACTATTAATCATGTAGCATGGAACTGGAAAGCAGGAGGCACTGCTGTATCCAATACTGATGGAACTATAACGTCATCAGTTAGTGCGAATCCTACGGCTGGGTTTAGTATCGCTTCTTATACTGGAAATAACACTGCGGGAGCAACAATAGGTCACGGACTTTCCCAGGCACCTGATTGGGTAATAGTAAAAGATCGTGATAATGGCTCAACTCAATGGGTGCACAATCCTAGAGGAGCATTAGGCGCTAACTATTATGGATACTTCACTTCTGGATCATTCACGGTAGATACAAGTAATGTATTTTGGTATGACCCAACAGCCTCGATTGTAAAGGTATCTGCTCACGCTGAAGTTAATGCTTCTGCTACTAACTATATTATGTACTGCTTCCATTCAGTAGAAGGCTACAGCAAGGTAGGATTGTATGTGGGTAATGGTAGTGCAGACGGAACTTTTATCTACACGGGAATGAAAACAGCATTTTTGTTAGTAAAAAATATACAGACTGCCGCTAGGCAATGGTTTATTTTCGATAGTGCAAGGGATACTTACAATACTGTAGTGAAAAAACTCTATCCTAACTTATCTAACGCAGAAGCAGATTCTGATGCCTATGATTTTGTTTCAAATGGATTCAAGGTTAGGTCAACTGATGCTAACTGGAATACCAGTGGTGAATCTTATTTGTATCTAGCATTCGCAGAATCACCATTCAAATACTCAAACGCGAGGTAACCCATGTGGTACTCAACTCAATTTGGAACAATTAAAACGCCTCGTGCGCTAACCGTAGACGGCATACAACACCCTGCAAACATATTCAGGGCATGGACTAAGGCAGAACTACTAGACGTAGGCATCGCTCCTGCTCGTGTAGACGCTCCTGACAGCCGCTACTGGAACACTGGGCAAGAGTCATACACCTTCACTGACGGCGAGTGGGTGATCTCCTACGCAACCACAGAGAAGGATGTAGAGCAACTGAAGGAACAGTTGATCTCCAAGATCAGCGCACACGTTGGCTCACTCCTATCCTCGTCAGATTGGAGAGTAATCAGAGAGGCTGACGGTGGCACTGCTATGTCTGATGAATGGCGCACATACCGAAACGCAATCCGCGCTCACGGTAACTCACTAGAGTCTGGAGTAGAGGCGTTCGCATCAGTGGATGCAGTGCGGAACTTCCAGAACCATCCGATACAGGAAGAACGAAAGGTATCCACCTACGATGACGAAGGTGTGGAGACTATTGGCCCGGAAACTGAAACGCATGACAGGACTGTAGACAAAACTAATTGGGGCTGGCCCGAGGCTCCTGATGCAGAGGTTGATCCTTATTTCGTAAGGTACATTTAATGGCACTAATTAGCGTTGATAATGTCGGACAAGTTGGTATTGTAAAGGAGAAGAGTTCATGGAACTTGCCTCCTAACGTATGGTCTGACGGCAATAACGTAAAGACTGAAGAAGGTTCTATTAAGAAGTGTCCAGGCTACTCAGAGGTTATGGCTACCTGTCCTATAGCGCCATACTTCATCACTCAGATAACTTTAGGAACTCCTGAGTTCTGGATTGTCGGAGGCTTGGCAGCTATATACGCTTATGATAATACAAGTTCTTCCACAACATTAGATGGAGCTATAGATGCAAGTGTAACCACCGTGACTGTGGGCAGCACTACCGGCTTTGAAGATATCGGAACAATCACGATAGACACAGAAAATATATCTTACACTGCAAAAACTGCCACAACCTTTACTGGCTGTACAAGAGGAGCAGATAGCACAACGGCAGCATCTCATTCTGATAGTATTACTGTAACCAGGTCTTCTAAATGGTATAATATAACCAGAACAAGCGGTGCTTATTCAGCAACTGCTGATGAAAACTGGACAGGAACGATTGTCGGTGGTGTCTTAGTTATGACAAATAACTACGATGATCCTCAGTATTGGGCATTAACAGATGGCAAGCCAATCTCTAGCCAGAAGATGCAAGACCTTTCAAACTGGCCTAGCCTTACGTTACTTAACGGAGGCATAAACGATGCTGTAACTACCATCACTGTTGACAGTACGGCTGACTTCCCAAGCGCAGGAACTATAACGATTGGAAGTGAGAAGATTACTTACACAGGTATAACGTCCACAACCTTCACAGGATGCGCTAGAGGAACTGGAGGAACAACTGCCGCAACACACTCTGATAATGATCCAGTAACTATAACTGTATTATGTAAGTCTATGAGAGCATTCCGATCATTTCTGATCGCTCTTAATATAACTACAGATGGAGTAAACTTTCCCAGAGTTGTTAAATGGAGTACAGAAGCAGCAACCCAAACCTTACCTACGTCATGGAATGAAACTTTAAGTACAGTTGATGCTGGTGAATTTGAATTAGCTGATACAAAAGGAGATATTTTAGACGGACTACAGCTAAGAGATTCCTTTATGATATATAAGGAAGATGCTGTGTACTCGATGACCTTCGTAGGCACTCCGTTTATATTCTCATTCAGGCAGTTATCTCCTACTATCGGAGCGATATCAAAGAACTGTGTAGCAGAGTTTGATGGAGGCCACGCCATCTTTGGCAAAGGCAACTTCTACATTAATGACGGTCAGAGAATAAAGCCTATTCTCCCAATGAAATTAAAAGAATATGTGTTCCAGTCTATAGATGGAGCGCAGACTAACAAGTGTTTTGTTGTTGCTGATTATGGTAGGACAGAGATACTATTCTGCTTTACTGCTGATGGTGCTGGATCAAACCAGCCTAATAAGGCTGTAGTCTGGAACTACATAACGAACACTTTTACTATCAGAGACTTGCCTGATCTGGCTCACATAGGCTACGGTAACGTAGGTAATCCTATCAGAGCGACCACATGGGCCGCAACCACAGAAACTTGGTCAACCATTACCGGGCCTTGGACAATGAGTTATGACCTTCAGGATAAGGTTCTACTATTTGCCGATCCTAACAGCACTAAACTATACAGAGATAACTCTGGAAATAAAAAAAATACAACCTACATGACCTCATACATAGAAAGAAGTGGTCTTAGTATGAACTCTCAAGGACAACCAGATCATTCAAGTGTTAAAAGGATTAGCGCAATATGGCCCAAAATGTCTATCAGTGGTAGTGAGTCTATAAACGTATACTTAGGAACATCTATGTCAACCGAAGAAGGTATCACATGGAATGCTCCAACCTCCTTCAATCCCAACACTCAGTCCAAGGTTTCCGTAAGAGGAACTGGAAAGTTCTACGCTGTCAAGTTTGAGTCTACTACAGATATGGATTGGGAACTAGACGGATATGCTATTGATGTGCAAGAAGTAGGTCAGCGTGGCTCAAGGTCTTACTAATGGCAACATACTCTGACAGAGTTCAGAAGAGTGTAACCTTATATGAACCCGGACCTTTACCAGAAGACACAGATGATTTAGGACTATATCTTGTTACAGAGTTAAAACGGTTAGGAAGTATTTTATACAACCAAGCAACCTTCAGGCTTGAGAGAGTCCATGCAGAACCACAACGACCCAGAGTCGGCGACATTAGATATGCTGATGGAACTGACTGGAATCCAGGTAGCGGTGAAGGCGTATACTTATTTGACGGAACATCATGGACGAAATTCTAGCATCTAATTCTAGGTTGATAAACGAAAGTAAGTCTAACCTGCTACTGGTTGATCCTGAAGACGTAGAGTATGTCTGGGAAGATGTAATACCTCTGATCGAAAAGGCTCTTGTTCACTCCGAAGGAGAGCTTGCACCTTCAGATATTCTTGAGTTCGTAACTAAAAAAAAGCAACAGTTATGGGTGGGTATGAATGAAGGCGAAATGTTCTGCGCTGGCATAACTGAAATTATAAGGTATCCAAGAAAGAAAGTATTACGCATCATTACCTTTGCTACAGAGAGCGGCCATGACTATGAGATGTGGAAAGATTTTGTAGATATCATTGAAGGATTTGGTGTTAGGAACGGATGCTCTTCTATAGAGGCATGGACTAGAAAAGGCCTTGCTAAAAAACTAAACTGGGATAACGAATACTCAGTAATAACAAAGGATATTAAAAGCAAATGGCAATAGTACCTATATCACAACCACTAGCACCAGGACTATTAGCGGCTGACTACAGCCCTTGGAGTCCTGAGTCCCAAGCAAGGTCTGGTCTTTTCGGAAAGACTGGTATTTTTGATTTCTCTACTCCATACGCTACAGGATATACAGGCTATACACCTGATATAACTCCACCAACTTGGTCTGCTCCTGGCGGTCCTATGGTTTCTGATATTACAATGCCAAAAGACCCAGATTACAGCGGGTCAGGTCTACCAACACCAGAGGTAAAAGGATATAAGTATGTGTATCCTAAATGGGATACAGATTATGAAGGATTGTGGGAAAGATCGGGATACTCAGAAGACAGAGATGCTTATGATTACTATCCATATTGGCCGACAGGCTTGTCATCATCCAGCGGCCCGATACTTGTCGGTGTTGAACTAAAAAAGGAGTAATATATGTCAGGAGGAAGCAAAACACAGACTACCCGTACAGAGCCTTGGGATGAACAGAAGCCATACCTAGAGACAGGTTTTAAAAGAGCGGAAGATTTATACTCAACAGGTAAGATGACTCCAGCATATTACTCTGGAACAAGAATCTCACCGTTTGATCCTGCTACTTTAGAGGCGCAGAGAGGCGCTATTTCTTACGCAACTGGCCCACGACCTGCTAACTTACAGGCTGGAGCAGAGACTACCCAGTTAGGTGGCCTTGGGTACGGCAGAGACTTAATGGATTACGGTGCTTCTATGCGAGGCCCAAAGACTGCATCAGAATATGCAGGATATACTCCATTCACTGATCCTCAATACTCAAGTCTTCTAAGCGGAGAAGTAGACGCATCTACATTTGGTCCTCTTGCTGACGCTTATAGGAATGAAGCAATGGGTCAGTTAACTGGAGAAGTCTTGCCAGGGATACGATCCTCAATGGTACAGCACCAACCCGGTGGTAGCACTAGAGGTGATATCATACAGGCTAATGCTGTAGCAGCAGCCTCACAGAATATTAATGACAACCTTGCTAAGGCAGAGTTTGACGCTTATAATCAGGCTCAGAGTCGTAGGATGGGTGCAGCCCAGATGGGCATTGGAGCGCAACAGTTTGGCATGGGGCAGGGAGCCGCAGGTGCAGGTATTGGGCAAGGTTATCTTGGGCAGTATCCCACTATTATGTCTGCTCCTCTGTCTAACCTTAATGCTATGAATCAGGTTGGTCAACAACGTCAAGCAATGGAACAGAAAGGTATTGATAGCGCCCTTACTAGGTATGAGTATGAATCACAGTTGCCGACTATCGGATTGCAGAACTACCTTGCCGCTATATCAGGTGACTACGGCAGTAATGTTACAGCCGCTGGTCCCGCCGGTGCTAATCCTATGCTTAGCGCATTAGCTGGCGGTGTAGGCATGTATTTTGGTGGCCCAGTAGGAGCAGCAGCAGCAAGCGGCGCAGTTAATTGGGCATCGCAGTGATAGGAGAATAATATC